ATGGCGCACGAGCAATGGCAAGACACGTCTCCGAAGGCGGCACAATGCATGATGATTTTGGCAAGCACATTGTAGGTCTGAGCGAAGAATTAGGTAAACTAAAAAAGTTTAAAAACTATGTAAGTCGATCAAGTGTAATGGCCGAAGGCTTGTCTGAATATGCAGACATTGTAAATGACCGTATTATAACTGTAAAGAAAACTATCGAAAGCATCCAAAAAGAAAATAGATATCGAGAAATGGTAGAAAATTTCAGTAATGAAGATCTACAAGAAGTTCCACAAGATGTTGCAGAAAATTGGATTGATCAATTAACTATCAAACAATTCAACGAAGAATTACAAGAAGTATTTCCTTACATTTACAAATTAATAAGCGAAAAACAAGCTGAAAAAGTTACCCCTAATAATATTATTGACGAAATGTCAGGACCTGTAAAATTACAAAATTTCAAAAAACCTTTACCAGATGGTTTTGAAATGGTAGGAGTAACTACAACTGCTGGCTCGAAATATGCATTGTTAGATACTCAAGATAATACATTAATTGTTCCTAAAATGATAGGTAATGCAGTTGGTATGGAAGTTTATAAGCAAATGAAAGGTGAATGGGATCTACAATATAGTGGACCAATTTCGAGCGCAGGACCTCTAACAAAAAAATATATTACATACGTACATAGTAGAAATGAAAAGAAAGCTCCTAAAGTTCCAACAGAAAATGCTCAATTTTTAGAATTTGAAGAATGGGCAGATGATGTAGTAAATAATGCTCTTTCGGAAGATGATCTTAAGCCTAAACAAAGTGTACCAGTAACTGAATTTATCCTAAGCATGTATGATAGAGAAACAGGCCAATTTCCAAAAGGAGAAACTGCTGTATTAACTGCTGTAGAAAAGGATTATGGAGAAAATTTAATCAATCCAGCCAAGCAATTTATCGAAGCTATTAATCAAAAGTTTAGAGAATACAATGGGTATGATACAGATGCTGATGGTGTGTTAATGGATGACGATGTAGAAGAAAGATTAATTGATCCTAAACCAAAAAGTGATAGACGATATTTTGTAGTTCCTAACATGGAAGATTATTATGACATACAGAATGACAGAAGATTTGCCGGTTACATAGAAGTTGCTGATGAAAATTCAGAAGTCATGGTATTGCCTAATTCTGCGTTCCATAAATTAAAAATGATGTATGGCAATAAAATACACGAAGTTGATCCGCAATTCACAAAGACCTACGAAAACGATGTAGACGAATCCGGTTTACAATATCATATTGGTAAAAAGAAATATGGTAAAGATGGCATGGCTGCACTTGCTCAAGCAGGAAGAGATGGCGCCAATCAAGAAGAGCTTGGTAGAATTAAAGATAAGTACAGTACAGAAGCACAAGATATTTTGAAGCTTGCTGGAATAGCATAAAAGGAAATTATGAAATTATTTTTTACTGTAGCGGCTGCAACTATTTTACTCGCAGCTTGTACTACACCACACAGAGAACACCATATGTCACGAATGCATGCGCACGATCATTGCAATTCATGGCAACATCATGATCATGACGATCAACACGGAAGTTCATACTGGCACACACACTGCACAGATGAACACAAATAATCTATCAAATCAGTAATTTAATTATTGACATTTGGTAAATACTCGTGTAGCATATATGTTTGTGCTACACATTCAAGGCAACAGCTAAGGCACATTTAACAATTTATAGAAAGGCATATTATGGCAACTTTAGCAGAAATTCGAGCAAAACTCAAAGAACAAGAATCAAGACAAGGTGGAAACACATCCGGTGGTGATAACGGTATCTATCCCTTTTGGAATATGGCAGAGGGTACTACTGCATCTCTTAGGTTCCTTCCAGACGGTGACAACAACAATACTTTTTTCTGGCGAGAGCGACTAATGATCAAACTTCCTTTTGCAGGTGTAAAAGGAGAAACCGATAGTAAGCCAGTACAGGTACAAATCCCTTGTATGGAAATGTATGGCGAGAGCTGTGCCATCCTTAATGAGGTACGTGGCTGGTTTAAAGATCCTAACCTAGAAGAAATGGGTCGTCGATATTGGAAAAAGCGTTCATATCTTTTCCAAGGATTTGTAAATGATGATCCACTAAAAGAAGAAAGTGTTCCAGAAAATCCTATCCGTAGATTTATCATTGGGCCTCAAATCTTCCAAATTATCAAGCAAGCACTAATGGATCCAGACATGGAAGAATTGCCAACTGATTATACAAGTGGTATTGACTTCCGGCTTAATAAAACGTCTAAAGGAGGCTTTGCTGATTACTCAACAAGTAATTGGGCACGTAGAGAGCGTCCACTAAACGACAAAGAAATGCATGCAATTAATTCATTTGGTTTGTTCAGCCTAAATGATTTCCTTCCAAAGAAGCCAACTGATGTTGAGATTAAAATCATGCAACAGATGTTTGAAGCAAGTGTTGACGGAGAAGCCTATGATAGTGATCAGTGGGGTCAATACTTCCGCCCAGCAGGAATGTCTGCAATGACTGGAGATCCTAATACTAGTGTAAGTTCTACTCCTACTACAACTACTGTAGTTGAAACAAAAGAAGAAACTGTAACAATAAGCGAACCTGTAGTAGCAGAAACTTCTAGTGGCGGAGATAACGCAAAAGACATCCTTGCAATGATCCGAGCAAGACAAGCAGACTAACACATATTAGCAAGGAACAATTTGTTCCTTGCATTCTGACTTTTTAAGGCATAATTATGGCAAAAGCATTTGATCCAAGTAAATTTAGAACACAATTAACAAAATCTATTACAGGCATGAGTGCTGGTTTTAATGATCCAACTGATTGGATTTCAACTGGCAACTATGCACTAAACTATCTTATTTCAGGCGATTTTCACAAAGGCATTCCATTAGGTAAAGTAAGTGTATTTGCAGGCGAATCTGGTGCAGGTAAGAGTTATATTTGTGCAGGTAACATTGTAAAAGCAGCACAAGACCAAGACATTTTTGTTGTGCTTATCGACAGTGAGAATGCACTTGATGAAGACTGGCTTAGGAATTTAAACGTTGACACAAGCGAAAAAAAGCTACTTAAATTAAACATGAGTATGATTGATGATGTAGCTAAAACTATCTCAGTTTTTATTGACGACTACAAAAATTTAGAAGGAGAAGACAAACCTAAAGTACTATTTGTTATCGACAGCTTAGGCATGTTACTAACACCAACTGATGTTGATCAATTTGGTAAGGGCGATCTTAAAGGTGATATGGGCAGGAAACCTAAAGCACTTACTGCACTTGTAAGGAATTGTGTTAATATGTTCGGCAGTCATAACGTAGGACTTGTAGCAACAAATCATACATATGCTAGTCAAGACATGTTTGATCCAGATGATAAGATCTCAGGTGGACAAGGTTTTATCTATGCAAGTAGTATTGTAGTTGCAATGAAAAAACTCAAACTAAAAGAAGACGAAGACGGTAACAAAACTTCAGAAGTGCAAGGTATCCGTGCAGCTTGTAAGGTAATGAAAACACGTTATGCAAAACCGTTTGAAGGTGTACAGGTTAAGATTCCTTATGAAACCGGTATGAATCCTTACAGTGGTCTTGTTGACCTTTTTGAAAAGCAAGGACACCTTGTTAAAGACGGAAATAGGTTACGATATATTGACAGTGAAGGAAATGAACACAAAGAATACAGAAAAAATTGGACTGGCGAACTATTAGATATGGTGATGCAAGACTACCCAAATAAACGTAAAGATATAAATACTCCATCTATGGAAGAGGAGATTATAGAGGATGACGGAACAGCAGATAGTTGAAATTTGGAGTTTATTCCGAGAACACTGTGATAAGAAACAGTTAACAGTTGCAGCAGAACATTTTGTAGAACTACTTGCAGACTTTGGAACAACAGATGATGCAATGAAAAATTCATTAGGAAATTGTAACACACTTGATATTGCAATTTCCTATTATCTAGACATAGACGAGGATGAAGAATATTGAAAGGATAAATGGGCTGGTATAGCGAAGTAGCAAGAGACATTGGAAAAATTCCGGATGCTATATTGCATTTTGAAACTGAATTAAGAGATGCAAAACTTGAATGTAAGGTTAAAGGAAATGTTGAAAAACTTGCTGCAGAGCTTCCGGGAATTGTAGAACATCGTTTCAATCAATTGCAAGAAATAGAAGCTATATTAAATTATTTGAATATTGAACTAAGGAAATTACGAAGCTCTTTTTTCAAAAAGTATTTAGAAAATTATCAACGAGCATTGTCTAGTCGCGATGTTGAAAAATATGTAGACGGAGAACTAGATGTAGTTGATTTTGAAAAAATAGTAAATGAGTTTGCCTTATTAAGGAATAAATGGTTAGGAATCCTTAAAGGACTTGACCAAAAACAATGGCAAATAACAAATATTGTTAAATTGCGTGTAGCTGGTATGGAAGATGCTTCTTTATGATATTTCATTGTATATACAAACAAGGAGACGAGAGATCTGAAATTTATTTACAAGAAGCATTACAATCTGCAAAAAAATTTAATATTCTTGCACAACCGTATCCAGGTATATATTCTAATATAGACAACATAATAAAAAACGAACAGTTATTTATAAATCCATTAGGAAAATATAAAATAAAACATAATGGTGTTTTAGGCTGTTTCCTTTCACATTATTTTTTATGGCACAAATGCCTAAGGAAAAGGATTCCTATTGGTATTTTAGAATATGACGCAATTTTTAGAAAACCCCTTCCAAATTTTGTAACCACAAAATTTAGTCACTATCTTCATTTAGACTACAATAGGCATATATATCTAGACCATCCCGATTACAATTACTTGACAGAAGTAGAAAAAGATCATAGACCATTTTCTATACAAGAATTAAAAGAAAAGAAAGAAAAAGCAAAACTTACTAGACCTTTCAAGTACATTAACAATAATAATATTAGAGGTGCATTCGGTTATATTATTAAGCCTGCAGGTGCAAGATTATTAATAGAAGCGACAAAAAAATATGGCATCTTACCAGCAGATATTCAACCTAACTTACTGTATTGTAAAATACATTATTCTGTACCAAGTATAGTAATGTTAAATCCTACGTCATTATTTGAAAGAACTAAATATTCACATACAACAAACGATAGGACATTTAATTAATGGATGATAATTTTACAAAGATAAAAAATTTATTAACTTATACCACACTCAGTGATAAAACTTACAATGGTCGAAATTATGATGCAGGTTATCACACTTTAAACATACATGGAAAAACAATTTTAGGACAACGGAAACCTTTATATAGATTAGAAAATCTTAATTACAATTTTCAAGAAAAAATAATTTTAGATATAGGTTGTAATCAAGGCGGAATGCTTTTTGAACTACAAAATAAAATAAAAGAAGGTGTTGGAATAGATTATAATCCTAAATTAATTAATGTTGCTACACGGATTTCAAATAGTCATAATTACAATAATTTAAGTTTTTATACTTTTGATTTAGATAATGAAGATCTTAACCTTATTATAAATTTTTTAAACAACCCAATAGATGTAATTTTTCTTTTATCAGTGTGTATGTGGATAAAAAATTGGGAAAATTTAATTGCTTGGGTATATCAAAATAGTAATTACTGTTTATTTGAGACAAATGGAAAATCAGCAGAACAAATAAAACAAATAGAAGTTTTAAAAAGTTTTTATAAAAAAGTTGACATAATACGCGAAACAAGCGACGATGATCCAAAACAAAAGAAAAGGTCTACCCTTTGGTGTCAGAAATAAATATTTTAACACTTAAAGGAATAATAATAGAAGGTTTAGGAGGTTCAAATATTTGGATGAAGAATTATATGCCTTCTTTGTATCCAGGCACTTTAAATGTATTATTAGATACCCATAGACCTGACATCCAATGGCATTCTGAATACACTATTACTGATGGAAATTTACAAGGTAAAAAAATTAAAATTGGAAATTGTTGCATAAATGATATACCTGCAATAATTATAAAACCTCCTGATTTTAATTACAAAAAGCGTCCTAATTGGGTTGAAATTGGACATACAGAAAAATTAAGAAATATCTTAAAATTAAAAACCGGAGATTGTGTAAGCATAAAATTTACACACGGAACAAAATCGTTTATCAAAAAAATTATCGTGAATAATGCCAATTTACATTAGGAGAATATACTAGCATGTATAAAATTTTTATCGGATATGATTCTAGAGAAGATATTGCATACAAAGTGTGCGAAGACAGTATAATAGAAACTACAAAGGCAAAATTTGATATAGAAATAATACCTTTAAACTTAAAAGAATTAAGAAAAGAAGGTCATTATTATAGAAGAGTTGATCAGTTAGGATCAACTGAATTTACTTTTAGTAGATTTTTAGTTCCATATCTTTCAGGATTTGAAGGATGGGCATTATTCATTGATTGTGATTTTTTGTTCTTACATGATGTACAAGAATTATTTAAGTATACAATTAATGCAGATAACTATGCCGTATTATGTGCAAAACATGATTACAAACCTAAGAAAAAAATAAAGATGGATCATAGAAGACAAAGTATATATCCGAGGAAAAATTGGAGTAGTTGTGTATTATGGAACTGCAGTCATCCTAAGAATAAGATATTAACACGGGAATTTGTTAATGATGTTGATACTACAGGCCAATATTTACATAGGTTTTCTTGGTTAAAAGATAATGAAATTGGAGAAATTTCTCATGAGTGGAATTGGCTAGTAGGTTGGTATAAAAGCCCTAAAAATGGTGTACCTAAAGCATTACATTATACCGAAGGAGGACCATGGTTTAAAGATTATGAAAAATGTGATTATGCAATAGATTGGTACATAGCTGAAAGGAAATTAAAACAAAAAAAGCCTAAGCAAATCAAAATAAATAAATTTGAAGCTTTAGATGCACAAAAAGAAAAACTATTTTCTGATCTTTTAGATTATTGGGCAGATCCTAATAATTTTTATTTTAAAAACGATATAGAAACAATTATAAAGGAAATTAAAACTAACGTGGGTAGTAAGGTTGTAGCAATTGATAGCGAAGGCGGAATTAATTATAATGTAAAAGGATTAACCTATGATCCTATCCTTGTTAACTTTGTATTAGGGTCTCAAGGCTATATTTCTAATTGGGATAGAGAAGAACAAACAAGTATACCTCTAGTTATTAGAGGTTTAGGAGGCGGTAGTCGGAAAGCAATTAAAAGCTGTTGGCAAAATAATAGAACTTTTTATGCAGTTGATACAGGATATTTTGGTAACTGGAAATCAAAAATTATTCATAGAGTAACAAAAAATGCACTCCAAAATTTAGGACCAATAATTGACCGTCCTATGGACAGAGCTAAAAATTTCGGTTACAGATATAAAAAATTTACGCCTGGTAAAAAGATATTAGTATGTCCTCCAAGTATCAAAGTAATGGAAACTTTTGATCAACCTAGTCCTGAAGAATGGGTAAAAATAATAAAAGAAGAATTAAAAAAACATACAGATAGGCCAATTGAAATTCGTTTAAAACCTAACAGAACTGAAAGAGTAACTACAAAATCCATTCAAGGAGCATTACAAGATGATGTTTATTGTTTAATAACGTATAATAGTATTGCAGCAGTAGAAGCGTTAATGGAGGGTAAACCGGCAATTGTTCTTGGGCCTAATGCAGCTAGCAATATTGCAAATACTAGATTAGCAGAAATAGAATCATTAAACATACCTAGCAAAGATGAGATGGATAGGTTTATGGCACATTTATCCTACTGTCAATTTACAGTAGCAGAAATGAAATCTGGCTTTGCATGGACAACAGTAAATGAAAGTAGTTAGTTACCTGTCTGGTATTCCTGTAAAAAATAACAAGTTTGAAAAATCTGCTTGCTTAGAATTCTTTGTCAAAGGTGTTAATTTAAAAGGCGACACTGGTATTTGTACAAAAAATTTTAATATTATTCCATGCGACTTAGCAATGATCCAAGGATTTGTTCATGAAGGCAGTAAAAACATGCCTCATTTAAGATTAAGAAAGCAGGTTTTAGAAACTCAAAAACTTAATAATTCTAAAACACTTATCGCAGATAGTAATTTGTTTTTGTACCTTAATAAAGAAAATACACCACATCATTACTTACGTTACAGCTTTGATGGTATATTTAGAAGTACAGGATTTTATTTCGACAAAGATATAGATAAGAAAAAATGGCAACAAATAAAACACGATTTACAAATAGATGTAAAACCTTATAGAAAAACAGGAAATCATATCCTTGTATGTTTGCAAAGAGATAACGGTTGGAGTATGCATGGTACACAAGTGAAAAGTTTTTTAGAAAGTATTTTAACAACTTTAAAAATTTATACCGATCGACCTATTATTGTAAGAGGACATCCCGGGGATAAAAAGACCTCTTCTCGTATGAAACAGTATTTTCCAACTGCACAATTTAGTAATGAACCCAAATTAGAAAATGATTTAAAAAGAGCATGGGCTACTGTTACATTTAACAGTAGCCCTGGAGTAGCAAGTTTAATTGAAGGCGTACCAGTTTTTCAAATTGACCCAAATATTGATAATAGCATGTATGGCGAAGTTGCAAACAAAAGATTACAGCAAATTGAACAACCTATATTATTTGACAGAACAAGGTGGCTTGATAAAATCAGTATGTGTCATTGGAAATTTGACGAATTACAAAATGGGTCAGCATGGGAGTTTATGAAACAATATCTTTAATTTTTCCAATACGATTCATTTCTACTTTGCACAAGATCAGATTTTTTGCTTTTTCCTAATTTTTTCCTATCGCCTTTCATATGATCTAACCATTTACCTAATATTGTATTGATTAAGGGATGTCCTCCTCCGCCTGTTCGAGCAATAGGTAAATTTATATCTTTAGTGTAATCATGTATGTCTGGATACATTTGTTTAAACTTGTCTAAGACATGACCAAATACGTAACTGTCGTGCCATTCTTCTAATTTAAAAATTCCTATGTTAGCATTTTCATACATATATCTAAAATTTGCAACAAATTGTTTACATTTTGCATCAGCAACCTTTAATCCATAAAATCCACACTCAGGCCATGTTGCAGATGATTTACCCCTGCCTACATAAGTTAACCATGCATTATCTGGTAGTACTGAACCGAATTCCGCATGAGACCACGGACTATGGATATAAGAGTCAGCATCTATCCACACACACCAATCTTCTGCTCTGTTACATGCATCAAAAACTGCATAGACCTTATTAGAAAATCTTATAGCATCCCATTTAAAAGTTTTATGATAATCTTTTGGACGTTTGCTAGGCCACGGACATGTACCAGTTGCCATTGGAACATTGCCCCAAGTCTTCTTAAACCGTACAAGTTCAGGTAATGCTTCTTCTTGATCTAAAATTAAAATATTTTTCGGACTAGGATTTTTAGGTTGGCATTTTTCTGCATAGCAGATTAATTTAATTTCTTTATCTATATTTTGAGCAAAAGAATTTAAAAATCGTTGTCCGTATAAATCTAAGCCATCTTTATTAAAAGTTGTTACAACTAAAATTTTTTTCATAAATACTCTTTATTAAATGTTATAAAGGTATTTAACCATGAAGTTTGGTTTATGGACAGCTAACGGAGCATTAAACTCTAAACCTGTATTTGAAGCTTTTAGTAAAGGAGTTCAAAAATTAGGGCATAAGGTTATCGAAAATAAATCTGCAGATATTGATGTAATTTGGAGTATTCTTTGGAATGGTAGAATGATGAAGAATAAACCTATATATCTAAATGCAATCTCTAATAAAAAACCTCTAATTATTTTAGAAGTAGGCGGATTATTTAGAGGACACACATGGAAGATGGGATTAAATGGCATAAACTACGGAGCTTATTTTGGACCTACCAATAATGACAGTAAAAGAGTAAATGCATTAGGTTTAAGATTACAACCATATCAAACAAACCATGATAAACCAATTTTAATTGCATGCCAGCACAAAATGAGCGGACAATGGCCATCTTTAGAGTATGCAAATTCATGGTTATATGATACAATAAATGAGCTACGGAAATATACTGATAAACAAATTATTGTTCGCCCTCATCCAAGAAGTACAATAAATAGGTTTTTTACTCATCATCAATATAAAAATATAATTTCACAGCGTCCGATAAAGCGACCTGGCACATACGATGATTACAATTTAATCTATAAAAATTTATATACTGTAGTAAATTATTCTAGTAATCCCGGAGTTCAAAGCATAATCAACGGCATTCCTTGTATTACTAGTGATAAAAGCTTAGCCTTTCCTGTTTCAAATAAAATTAATGAAATTAATGCTTTAAAACAGTATGATAGACAAAAATGGTTAAATGATATTGCTTATACAGAATGGACAGAATCAGAAATTGCAACAGGAGAACCTATAAAAAGATTGACTTTCAATTTATAATTGTATATAATAAATTATTATCAATAAAGGTATTATGCACATTGAAGATTACATTGAAATTTTAGCAGGCCATAATACAGAAAATAAAATAATTTTAGATGCTAAAGATATAAAATTAATCAAAAGTCTGAGTAGCCAAACATTAAATCATATAGCGTTTACTGACCGGCAACATACTCTAGCTAAAACAAAAATTATAGAATATAAAGACCAGCTCATCGCCAATGGTTTTAGTGATTATGAAAACCATTTAGATAATTTAAGACATCCGTACAGAGAAATTGATAGAAGAAAAACTGTTTCCTTAATTACAATTGAAGTTCCGGATTTATTCGACTTACATAAGAAAATAATGCTTGCAATAAAATTTCCATATGCTAAAAAAATGATAAAGCATATAGAATTTATAAAAAGTTTGCAAAGTAGGGTATTTGGTATTGACAAACTTTATGATTCAAAAACAAAGACTCATTACCTTGAAGTAACTGAAAAAAATATATATAAAATTGTAGATAGGTTTAAAGATTTAAATTTTGAAATTGACAAAGAATTAATTAAACAGTATTATGTAATAAAAAATTTTGTAGATACTCCTAGTAATTTTATGCCAGGAATTTATAATTATAAACTAAAAAATGTACATAAAAATTTAGAAAACTATGTATCAAAAATTTTAGGAAAGCCGTCTCTAAGCACATTGGCACTATACTATGATCGACGTGATTGTTTTGGGCTAAAGTACTTTGATCAAGATTTATTAGACGCATCGTTAAGCAAGTTTAGTAGTCTAAGTAAAAAAATTATACATTCGGATCAAAAATCTATTTTTCTATCAAGGCATGAATTTACACATCAAGATATTTGTACATCATTGATAGAACTAAAACGATTTCCTATATTAGTTGTATTAAAGAAAAATTTAGAATCAATAGACCTGTTAGAAATGTATGAAGGATATAAAAAAATAATACAACCAAAAAATATAAGCGTTTTATTTAGA